ACGTTCAGAACCAATGCCGTTATCAACATGATACGAACCGTACTGAGCCGCCAAAGTAACGCCGCCATTAACCTTCGCAGAGCCACCGAGAGAAATTTCAACACCTGGTCCCTTTTGAGGCCACGGCAAACATGACGTGAAATAGTCGTGACGCTTACAACGACGAACTAAACTGTAGTCAGACAAATTGTCAGGACCATCGCCGGTCGGAACTTTCAAAGATTCCTGAAGATTCTCGTCTCTAAACCACTCATTGAAAATCAAATTGTAAGCGCGGAAAGGAAGCGCATTAACTTTCAATGCTTTATTGACATTAGTCGGAAGACCAAAGTAATCCCACAAGGTCTGATTCTGAACATTCGTGCCAGAAACTGTAGGAATCAAAAAGTCTGTAGAGTCAGTAGGATTCTTCTGCTCACCATTGAACTTCTGCCAGTTGTCCCAAACAAGACGATTAGGAACAAAGAAGAAGAAAGTCTCTAAATACAGATTGTCCATAAAAGGGACAATCGGAGTCGCCAGACGAGCAAACAAAGTAGCTGTCAGCTTAAACGAATCTCCTGGAAGAACTTCGTCAACATAAAAGGGTACAAGATAACCAGAATTAAAAGTTGTCTTATATCCATGTGACCTATCAAAGACAGATCGAGGAATCTGGGTCGAAGGAATCTGAGAGAACAGATGCTGAGTAGAACGATTAACTGATGACATCTAAAAAACCCATAGCTATAAAAAAAGGCGGCTAAGTCCGAAAGCCCCTCGACCTAGCCGCCTGCGGCTCTAAAACTAAAACTCTCAAAAAGCTTTATCACCGTAGTGCAAAGCATATACCACAAGTCAGAGAGAAAGCAAACATCCGAGCAGTGCGTTGGATACCCGCACGCACATCGGGGTGTCACCGGAACCAGTTACATCAAGTAAGTAACTGGTTCCGGTGTGTACCCGTGCGCAAATCGTTGAGATATCTGAAAAAAAAGATCGCCGCAAGCGGGCGATCGAAGGGATTTTGAAGGGATGGAAACCATCCCTTATATGAGTTATTAGTAATTACCCGTTGTTGTCAGAAACAGACGGTTTAACCTCGGTCGCTGGAGCAGGCTGAGGTTCTTTAGAAGGCTCAGGAGACTTAACTTCTTCAGAAGCGACAAAGCCAAGGTCTTCAAGCTTACTCCTCTGTTCAGGATCATTGAGCGCCTGAAGAAAATCAGATGGAGAGTTATTAAAAGAGGCGCGAATGTGAGACGGAAGACTTTCAAAATATTCAGTTGCACGAGCGACAGCATTCTGAGCAGTCTGAAAATCTGTGACACCAGAAAAGTCGCCAAATTGAATCGGACGCTTCGGGGAAAAAGGATCAGTCAAAAAGCCAGTCTCAGCATATTTCTGAAGGATATTATCAATCATCGTTTCATCTTTGAAATGCTGTTGAGTCAGAGAAGGATCAGTAAAGACAATGCCTTCAGCAGTAGCATTTGTGTGATTAATTTTGAACTTCATATAAGCTCCATAAGAAAAAGTCCTCGCACTATGCAAGGACTTATTAGAAGAATCTCCAGTGTTGCGGCCGCGTCTGTACTTAGACTTCGGCCTTAGCAGGCGCGGCCGCTTTGAGGTCCTCAATCGTAGAAACAAAAGCAGTCGCGGCGGCAATCTGTGTCGGAGCAGAGGCTACAAGCTCTCCAGTCTCATCAGAGTACTGACCGATCTCATAAAGAAAGAAATCGTCGGGATGCTGACCAACGGTAGTGCGACTATCACGAACGAGATCAGAGAAAGACCGAGACGCATCAGCAGCAGAGCGACTGAAAAACGGCGTATTAAAAACCTGAAGCTTTGAGTCAAAAACAGAAAATACTTTAAGGATCATGATTGATTCTCTTCCATAACGCGCCTGAGTTTAGCAGCTTTCAGTTCTTGGACGCGTTCACGAACTGAAAGCCGTTGAGGCGAAGTCTCGCCAGTATCTTCAAAATCACGACCTCGCTTTTCGCGAAGACGCTTAATCTCTTCAAAGCGTACGATATCCGAACGCTCCAAAAGCTTATCAAAATAAGCTGGAGGAGACATCATTATCTTCTCGCTAAGAATAAGTCGATCATTAGTATAAATATCAGTCATGTACTTTTCACAGAAGTCATAACCAATGCCAGGTTTGAGCGAACAATGACAAAACTCAGCAACTTTGCCATCGTAATGCGCAAGTTTTAAAGGACCTGTGATTTTCTTCGTAACATAACGAGCGACATAAGCCGCAGTCTCAAAATTAACTGCACCAATCGAACTAAAACCATAAGGCCAAAGCCTCTCGAGCGTACGACTACGATATAAGTTATTGCCTCGACGAATAGACCAAAGCTGTTTATCTACAAAAGTAACGCCAAAGATAATTGCGTGGTAATGCGGACGACCAAGCTTGTCGCCATATTCACCGCACATGAAAAAACGAAGTTGCTGACCAAAGCGGCTCATGAAGTACTTACGCATACGCTTCATAAACAACTGAAAGTGCTCGTAATGAAGTGAGCCATCAGCAGGCAAATGAGCATCATCATAAGTCAAAGTCAAGAACATGTTGTTCTTATGTGACTTAGCTTCAACAACACATCGAGCAGCCCATTCACGAGATTTCGCGAGACGGCAACCGATGCACTGACCGCAAGGAACCTTAAATTCGGAAAAGGGAATAGCTTTAGACGGATCAAACGTTATCGCATTACGTTGTCCATCTTTAGTCTTCTGACCAGCAAGACGATACGCTGTTATCGGGTGAAAGCAAGGCATTTTTCAAGACACGCAATATGAAGCTCACGAAGAATCGTCTCACGAGAAGAACGAGAACGAACCTGAAATGAACAAAGAGCGACCCAAGGGCGATCGCGATAAAGCGTCCAGGTCACCAACTTACGACGACCAACATACGTCGACTCGCCAGGAATAAGCCAGCAGACGCCAAAATCTTTGAGAGTCAAACGAAAAGCCGCGGTAGCCATAGAAAAAATCCAAATGAAATTGAGATGCTCAAAATGATAACCATGACGACCGCGGCAGGTAAATAGGGTTAACGCTTAAATGCGGAAACCGCCGCGCATAGGTGTAGCACGAGTATTCAAAGTCTTCGTACGAGAAGCACCTTTACGAAAAATACGCTTAGATGCCTTACGAGAAAGCTTATGACGACGACGAGACATATAAACCTCACTTTTTAAAAAGTTTCTTAACGGCCTTGAAGGCCTCCCAAATCGCAGAACCAGAATTCAACAAAACTTTTACGAACTTTAAAATAACATCAGTCATTTTGCAAGACGGGCCGCACCTACAGCGGAAGTAGCGGCAGATGAAGTGTTATTGAACGGATTGATAAGACCCATCCATTGACCAAATTTCAAGCAGAAGAATGATCACGCATATAATCAAAAACCAACTTTTGCTTCTCAGCGGCAATAGCAGAATTCTGGGTCATAAATTTCGCTTGCTTCAAATTCTCTTCTTGAATCTTATTAGCGATCTCCTGACCTTTCGTTTGAGACCACATGAGATTAGAAGAACTATCAGCGGCAACAGCCTGAGCACGCTTCAAACCAGCATCAGCCTGCAAAGCAGAATTCTGAACGTAAGTCTGTTTTTCTAAAGCATCTTTCAACTTCTTCTCAGAATGCTGAGTTGAAGCTTCAGCACCAGACTTCATAGCGCTAGCGATATCAGGCGCAACAATCGTAGGTGCATTGCCAGGAGCACCAGAGCCGCCTGTAGCCGACAAAATCGGATTAAGACCAGCTTTACGCATATCAGCAACTTCCCACTGATGCCGATTTTGCATCACTTCTTTCTGATGCTTCCAACTGAAATAAGAAGAAAGAGCAGAACTACCAAAATTGGCAACACCGCCAATAGCTTCGGCCAATCCAAAACCCATGATTACTGTCCTAAAGCAAAAATAACAACAGTACCAACAACAGCAAGCCAAATAACTAAAGCCATATCAACTCCTTAGAAGTGATCAACCAAGCCAGGCACTGAATACACAGGCATCGGACGAGCACACTTCAAACGAATATACGAATCAAACAAGAATTGCGGTTCGCTAGTCACAGCAACAACGCGATTGACCGGAGGATCATCTTGAATGAATTGAGCTGAAAGTGTTGGCAAAGAGCTGAACTTCTGCGCTAAATGCCACGAATCCAAGGGCTGCGGATCAGTTGAGCGGAACTTACCTGTAATCTGTCCGGGATAATATCTGTATTCAGCGTAACGCTCTTGATAGCCAAAAACCTTGTCATCGTCAGCAGTGCCTTGCGCGTAAATCTCTTTATTGAGAACAGCTTGTTCTCCAAGGTGGGCGAGCACAGGCCAATAAAAATCGAAGCGGCCTTGACGCGACCACATGCGATTCAGACCTTGCTGATAAGTAAGATCAGCACGAACATTCACAAAGCCAAAAACGTAACCATGTTCAACAAAAGACTTAGAGAAACCATGGAACGAATCTGAAACGACACCGAAGGCGGCCAAATTACCTTGCGGAGTAATCTCATTCGTAGCTGAAGTCTGCTGGACAGGATTGATCGAAATGCGAGCAGACGAACCACCAAGATATTCAGGACGCTGCAGACGAGCATCAGGCGAGATTACGCCAAAGTGAGAACGCAAGATTTCTGTATATCGCGTACCGCCGCGGGCATCACGCTCATAGAGCTTCTGGATCTGGAAAGCTTGGCGAAGATCATTGATCGAAATCGGAGTAGCGGTAGACAAATCAGCGAACAAATCATCAGATAAAACTAAACCACGACCAGCATAATAAGAAATTCTCCCTGGATCAGAAGGATTAGTTGCAGCAAGAGTCAAAGGAATGCCTTTAGAAACTCGATTCCAAGGCTGATCCTTCTCACCTAAACTGACAGCATTAGTATAAGAAACAGGATAAGCGTTAGACCAATTGGAAACAGAACCAATGCCGTTATCAACATGATACGAACCGTACTGGGCCGCCAAAGCAACGCTGCCATTAACTTTCGCAGAGCCACCGAGGGAAATTTCAACACCTGGTCCCTTTTGAGGCCACGGCAAACATGACGTGAAATA